CACATCCATTTCACATCATCTTTGAGAAGATGGTTTGCTTTCTGAATCGGGAGGTTACCATCTATTTTGAGTTTTCTTTTAACTCTAAAAAGAAAAAGGTAGTTCCCAGGAGGAAAAAACATGTTAGCAATTAGTTTAGTCTTTGGTTCATTTTTAACCGTGTTGTTTCTTGTAGTGGGACTGATTGGAGGTTGGACTGCTAGAGAATACATGATGAACTATCGGGAAGTACCAAGACCTCACCCCGAGATGTTTGACAACCAAGGAAATCTAATTCCAGATGAAGTAATCGCATTTAACTTTGAAAATTATGAGTACAACGAAGACGACCACGAAGAGGAAGACTAAAGCAGCAACTGCACTTCCAGAACTTCCTAATAATCCACTTTCTTTTGAAGTTTTTGATCTAATCTCTAAGCAAAGAACAAAAGCTAAAAAAGTAGAAGCACTTAAAAAATATAATCATGATTCAATCAGAGCACTTTTGATTTGGAACTTTGACGAGTCCATTCATAGTGCTCTACCTGAAGGTGAGGTACCTTACTCTGCTTATGGTGACCAAACTACCAACAGTGGTACTCTCTCTACTAAATTGACTGAAGAGATTCGTGCAATGTATGAGAGTGGTTCTTTCTCTCTTGGTGCATCTGATAGTCAAGCACGTACTACTATTCGTAGAGAGTTTAAGCATTTTTATCACTTTATCAAAGGTGGTAACAATGGCATTAGTAATATTCGTAGAGAGACTATGTTTATTAATCTTCTACAGGGTCTTCACCCTCTAGAGGCAGAGATTGTTTGTTTAGTAAAAGATAAAAAACTTTCTGATAAGTATAAAATTACTCAAGCAATTGTTGCAGAAGCATTTCCTCAGATCAACTGGGGAGGTCGCTCCTGATGGGAAAAGGTTGTAAAGTTCTTTATCAAGATTGTGACGCATCTTTATCAGACGATAGATCTCTTCCATACACCGCATATCTTGTGGAGTATATCGAAGGTGAAACAACCAAGTTTGACATTGTTACTGCTCCTAAGAAAGTAGATATCTTTGATCATTATTGGGACAAGTATAAAAAAGACTTCGTGAATATGACACAGACTGAGGGTAGAGTTAACCCTAAGTTGTATGGCAATAAGGCACCAGAAACCAAAAAGAAGAAGTAATTCCAAAAATCGGGGGAAAAAACCCCGGCAAAATTTTTGCTTTGTAAGGTTTTTTAAAGTGTATTGCATGTTACACAATAGCTTGACTATATACTCTATAAGGTCTATAGTAGACCTACGTTCATCTCATGCTCAGTATCTTACTGGCATTGACCCTTGCCCATCATGATGACGACAACCCCTACGGGTGGCACATGTCTTGTGAAAGGTTCTTACAGAGACGAGTAGAAATTCAAGCAGATCCAAACCTTGATCTTCGATCAAAGTTAAATCTGATAGGGTATCTTAAGTCAAAAGTAGAAGGTCAATGTGAAGGTACATTCACATGAGACGCAAGTAAGTCGTAGGAACGGAGCGTTCATCCCATGTTTGAACTACTTTTATATTCTGGTATGATGTGTTCTGATGCTGATGCATTAATGCTCAGAATCAAAAAGAACGAATCAGAACTATCACCTAAAATTGTGGTAGAACTAGTAGAGACCGTAAAGGAATCTGTACCTGAGTGTAGTCATTACTGGGACGCACACGACTGAAGGAACGGGGCTAATAATCCCTAGTATTTCAGGTAACGACAAATGAACACACTTACTCTCATCAAGAAGCAAATCGAAAAGGCAGCAGCTCTTCACGACGCACAGATTACCCACACCTCTTATCGTGGTGTTGAGTATGATACTCGTTGTGTAGAATCTAAGGAGTCTCATGGCACCTTCTGCTACCGTGGTCACACTTACAACAAGTGAGGATATCATGCAAGCATTACAAGTAGCGGGTTTCGGTACCCTTTTTAGTGCAGCATTTATCGGTTTAATTTACGGTGAAATTTTACTTCTGTCTAAGAAGTAAATAATTACAAAGAGGGGGGTTACACCCCTCTTTTTTTATGCTATAATTGATGCAGTGTATATAATCTTATGGACAAAGAAAAACTCAAACTCATCGTCCGTAACCTTGAACTTCTTGTCGATACACTGAAAGCAGAAGTGTATTCTGATACGCAGAGCTATCTAAACTATGAAGAAGTGAAAACTGGATTGCATGACTACGATGAAATCTTTGACGATGATGATGGATACCCAGACTAATGCCGAGTAAAACAAAAGAACTTATTAAATTGCTTGAAAGGTTGATCAAGCAAGATCACTTATATGACAGTGATAAAATTATAGAGATGAAGAAAGAACTTCATTCCCTTAAGCAGCAAATTGCTGAGTATGAAAAACAAAATTCAAAAGGATTTGGTAAATGAGTGTAAAACTGGTAAGTGTAACTCCTGATGCAGAGAAGACAATGGCTTATGTTGCCCGTGTCTCCAACCCCAATAATCAGGAAAACCCAAACTATGCTAAGTTGTTGGGATATTGTATTAAGCATAATCATTGGTCTGTCTTTGAGCAGAGTTTTATGACTCTGGAGATTGAGACCACAAGAGGTCTGGCAGCTCAAGTGCTGCGCCATCGTTCGTTCACCTATCAGGAATTTTCGCAACGTTATGCTGATTCTTCCCTACTCTCGGAGACGATCCCTCTCCCCGAACTTCGTCGGCAAGACACCAAGAATCGTCAGAATTCTATTGATGATATTGATGCGTTTACCCGTCAAGAATTTGAAATCAAGATGAGAAAACACTTTGATGATGCAATGGTGCTTTATCAATCAATGCTTGATATGGGAATTGCAAAGGAATGTGCTCGCTTTGTGCTTCCTCTAGCAACGCCAACTAGACTCTATATGTCAGGCTCATGTCGCTCATGGATTCATTATATTACTCTTAGGTCTGCTAATGGCACTCAGAAAGAGCATATGGAGATTGCAGAAGAGTGTAAGAAAATCTTTGCTGAGCAGTTCCCTACAGTGGCAGAAGCACTGGAGTGGGTCTAAATAAAATATCTTGAATTTATAACTATGGCAACATATCCTGTAAAACACAAAGAAACTGGCGAAACGAAAGACGTTATTATGAGCGTTCATGACTGGGATCAGTGGAAAGAGGACAATCCTGATTGGGAAAGATACTACACACCAGAAAATACCCCAGGAGTGGGAGAAGTGGGTGAGTGGAGAGATAAGCTTGTAGCTAAAAACCCTGGTTGGAACGACGTTCTGGCAAAAGCATCAAAAGCACCTGGTTCTAGAGTAAAGAAGATTTAGTATGGCAAGAAGAAAAAGAGCATCTGCAGAGCAACCTATCGGGGTTGGACTCACGGCAAAGCAGATGAAGAGGAAGAAACCGCTCAGTCAAGAATATCTAATTGATATTGAACCATTGACAGACAATCAAAAACGTCTTTTTGAATCTTATAATGATAATAAGCATATTGTTGCTTATGGTTGTGCAGGTACTGGTAAGACCTTTATTACCCTCTACAATGCACTTTGTGATGTTTTGAGTGAGAGTACACCTTATGAGCGTATTTACCTTGTACGTTCTCTCGTAGCAACTAGAGAGATTGGTTTTTTGCCTGGTTCGCATGAAGACAAGGCAGACATTTACCAAATTCCATATAAGAATATGGTGAAGTACATGTTCCAAATGCCAAGTGATGCAGACTTTGAAATGCTCTATGGTAATCTTAAGTCTCAAGAAACCATCAAATTCTGGTCTACTTCATTCTTGCGTGGAACTACTCTTGATAATGCTATCATCATTGTAGATGAGTTTCAAAATCTAAACTTCCATGAACTTGATAGTATTATCACTCGTGTTGGTGAAAATACTAAAATTTGTTTCTGTGGTGATGCTCGTCAGTCTGACTTAACTAAGACCAATGAGAAAAATGGTATTGTCGATTTTATGTCAGTCTTGCGTAAAATGACATCTTTTGATATAATTGAATTTGGTGTAGATGATATTGTTCGATCTGGACTTGTCAAAGAATACATTATTGCTAAACAAGAAGCAGGTTTTTGATGTTTAATCATGTTGAATTGGATATCCCCAAACTAGAAAGGGAAACTATCGATGGTGTTAGGTACTATAAAGTACCTGATGCCGATGAATTTATTAAACTTGTATCTATTACTTCGGTAACCAGTCACAGAAATAAGCAGTTTTTTGCTGACTGGAGAAAAAAAGTAGGTGAAGAAAAAGCAAATCGTATCACGAAAAGAGCAACTAGTCGTGGTACGGATATGCATACCTTAACTGAGTATTATCTAAAGAATGAAGAACTTCCCGAAGTTCAACCTATCTCTAATTTCTTATTTAAGATTTCTAAAGAAAAACTAAATCTTATAAATAATATTTACGCACTTGAAGGTTCTCTGTATAGTAAACAATTAGGTGTAGCAGGAAC